AGGTACTTCTGGTAATTACGGTGGTAGCACTACACCAGATTCTGACGACAATAAGGTAGATATTCTTTATTTTAATTACAAAACTTATATGAATGAGGTTTTTAAAATAAAAGAAACGTCTAGTGGTTCTAGTAAAGTAATAGAAAAAGACGATAGCTTTAATCCACCTAAAAGTTTACAAGGGGATTTTGAAAAAGTTTCTAGGTCTTTAGAGTGTTTATACGAGGGGGCTTATATATTGGGAACTGATAAATTAATTAAATGGGAGAGGGCTAAAAATATGATGAGGCCTAAGAGTGATTATACTAAAGTAAAAATGAATTATGCTATAGTTGCCCCTAGAATATATGAAGGTAGAATAGAATCATTAGTAAGTCGTATAACAGGTTTTGCTGATATGATACAGTTAACACATTTGAAGATACAACAGGTATTATCTAGAATGGTTCCAGATGGTGTATTTTTGGATGTAGATGGTTTGGCTGAAGTGGATTTAGGTAATGGTACAAATTACAATCCACAAGAAGCTTTAAATATGTTCTTCCAAACTGGTAGTATTATTGGAAGAAGTTTCACTTCTGAAGGTGATGGTAATCCAGGTAAAATACCTATACAAGAGGTTAGTAATGGTGCGGGCGCTGGTGGTAAGATGCAAAGTTTAATTGGTACTTATAATTATTATTTACAGATGATAAGAGACGCTACTGGGCTTAATGAAGCCACCGATGCTTCTACACCTGACCCAAAATCTCTTGTTGGTATACAAAAAATGGCCGCAGCAAATTCAAATACGGCTACTAGACATATATTACAAGGTGGTATGTTTTTAACAACAGAGGTTGCAGAGCAATTATCACTTAGGATATCTGATATTATAGAATACTCCCCAACAAAATCAGCTTTTATTGAAGCTATAGGCGCTCATAATGTAGCAACTTTAGAAGAGATGTCTAATTTACACCTGTATGATTTTGGCATATTTTTAGAATTAGAACCAGATGAAGAAGAGAAGCAATTACTTGAAAACAACATACAAACTGCTTTGGCTCAACAAAGTATAGAGTTAGAAGATTCTATAGACTTGAGAGCTATTAAGAACGTTAAATTAGCAAATCAATTGTTGAAAATACGTAGAAAGAAAAAAGGTGAAGAAGATCATAATAGACAATTAGAACAAACTAAAGCGCAAGGACAAGCTCAAGCTGACGCTTCTAAAGCGGCTGCTGAAGCTGAAATAAATAAAAATCAAGCTACACTTGAAACAGAAATGAAATTAGAAGCTATTAAGAATGATGGCAAGTCTCAAATATTAGCTCAAGAGGCTTCTATTAAAAAAGAATTAATGGCACAAGAGTTTCAATATAACATGCAATTAAAGCAAATGGAGGGTATAGCTAATAAAGATAAGGAAACATCAAAAGAAGATCGTAAAGATCAAAGAACAAGAATACAAGCAACTCAACAAAGTGAACTTATAGATCAAAGAAAAAACGAGAAACCACCTAAAAACTTTGAGTCAGCAGGTAATGATACATTAGGTGGTTTTAATTTAGGAGCATTTGATCCTAAATAATTATTAATTTTATAATATTATATTATGGCAAAAAAGAAAAAAGAAGAGGTAGTTGAAAAGACTACTGAAGAAACAAAAGTCAACGAACCTAAGGGAAAAGAACTTAAAGGAGATGTTACAAAAGTAAAAGAAAAAATGAAGATGAAACCACAGGTTGTGGAGGAAACCATAACAAAGGTTAATCTTGATGAACCTGTGGAAGAAACTAAAGAAGTTGTTGAAAAAACATCAACCGAAACTCCAGTTATTGAAGAAATTACTGAGGAAAAAGTAGAAGAAAAAGTTGAGGAGGTTGTAGAAAAAGTTGAAGAAGCTATAACTGAATATCAAGAAACTGGAGAGCCTTTACCAGAGAATATTCAGAAGTTAGTTAACTTTATGGAGGAAACCGGTGGTGATATTAATGACTACGTTAAACTGAACAAAGATTATTCAGACATGGATAATCAAACTCTATTACAAGAGTATTACAAACAAACAAAGCCTCATCTAAATCATGATGAAATAAGTTTTATGATGGATGATCAATTTTCATACGAAGAAGATGTTGATGAGGAAAAGATTATAAAAAGGAAAAAATTAGCGTTAAAAGAGCAAGTTGCCAACGCTAAAAAGCACCTGGACGGCTTAAAGTCCAAATACTATAAAGATATTAAAAGCGGATCGAAGCTTACACAAGAGCAACAAGAAGCTATTAATTTCTATGATAGTTACACGAAGGAATCAGAGACAGTGCAGAAGAAAGAGGAATCAGCTAAAGCTAATTTCTTAAACAAAACCAACAAATTTTTTGGAGACCAATTCAAAGGTTTTGAATATAATATAGGTGAAAAAAGATTTAGGTTTAACGTTAACGATGCTGATAAAGTAAAAGAAACCCAAAGCAATATTGGAAATTTCATAGGAAAGTTTCTAGATGAAAATGACAACATAAAAGATGAAGCGGGTTACCATAAATCTTTATATACAGCTATGAACGCTGATGCTGTTGCTAATCACTTTTACGAACAAGGTAAAGCTGACGCTACGAAAAATAGTGTTGCTAATGCCAAAAACATTGACATGGCACCGCGGCAAGAATTAGGTGAAAATACTAATACAGACGGTGTTAAAGTTAGAGTTTTAGGTGATAATACTCCTGATTTCAAATTTAAAATGAAACAAAAATAACAATTTAAAATTAAAAAATTATGGCAATTACAGCAGGTGGTTCGTTGAACAGTGTTGCTTCTCCAATGCAAGCGACATTACATACGAATTATCTAGATTTAGCAGGGACAGCCGATGAAGGTTGGGCCCAGCAATATTTACCAGACCTAATGGAGAAAGAAGCTGAAGTATTTGGTCCTAGGACTATTTCAGGTTTCTTATCACAAGTTGGAGCTGAAGAGAGCATGACGGCTGATCAAGTCGTATGGTCTGAACAAGGTAGATTACATCTTGCTTACAAGGGTAATATATCTGCACACTCGGGTGGTACATCTGCATCGGGTGAAATTACGATTGAAGACGACATCGACGGTAACGTTGGTGCTGGTGCTTTCGTAGCTAACGATCACGGTATTAGAGTTAACGATATAATAATCGTTTCTTCTAGCGCTGGTACAGCAAAATGTATCGTTAGAAAAGTTGAAGCATCAGGTGGTGTTATTGACGTTGCTCCTTATGGACTAGCAAATTTATCATCAATTGATAACACAACTTCAAAAGCAACTACAATACTTGTTATTGGTTCTGAATACGGAAAAGGTAAATCTTATACCAATGCAACTACTGAAGCTACTGCAGCTGATTCAAGAGGTGCTAACGAACCTTTCTTCAAATCTTTTAATAACAAACCAGTTATTATCAAAGATTACTACGAAGTATCAGGTTCTGATACGGCTAGAATTGGTTGGGTTGAAACTACTAGTGAAGAAGGTCAAACGGGTTACTTATGGTATCTAAAAGCAGAATCTGACACAAGAGCACGTTTTAATGATTATTTAGAAATGATGATGCTAGAAGCTGAACTTGGTGTTTCAGGCACTGATGATGTTGATGACTTTTTAGGAGCTGGAAACTTACCAGCTGCTGTTACAGGTCAAAGTACTGGTACGCAAGGTTTATTCGCTGCTATCACAGCTAGAGGTAATATCACTACTGGTGTTACCGGCGTTAATGCAGCTACTGATTTAGCTGAATTTGACGCGATCTTAGCTGAGTTTGATTCTCAAGGAGCTATTGAAGAAAATATGATGTTTGTAAATAGAGCTACGTCTCTAGCTATGGACGATATGTTAGCTTCAATGAATTCTTATGGGGCTGGTGGTACTTCTTACGGAGTATTTAACAACTCAGAGGATATGGCGCTTAATTTAGGTTTCTCTGGATTCCGTAGAGGTTCTTATGATTTCTACAAATCCGACATGAGATATCTAAACGACAAGGCTACAAGAGGTGGTATCAATTCTGCTGATCCTACTAATGCTATTAGAGGCGTTATTATTCCAGCTGGTACATCTTCAGTTTATGATCAACAATTAGGAAAAAATCTTAAACGACCGTTCTTACACGTACGTTATAGAGCTTCCAAAACTGATAATAGACGATTGAAAACATGGATAACTGGTTCGGTTGGTGCTACTACATCTGCACTTGACGCAATGCAAATACACATGCTATCAGAAAGATGTTTGATAACACAAGGTGCTAACAACTTTATGTTGATGCAATAAGCAATTTTTAAAAGAACCGAGGTTTCGGCCTCGGTCCTTTTATTTTTATTAATTTTATTATATATTATATTATGACAAAGAAGACAAAAAAAGTTGAGGTGGAAGAACCTCAAGTTCAAGAAGAAACGGTTGTTATAGAACAACCAAAGGTAAAAGAAAAACCTTTACCGACTCCTGATAATACGTGGGAGATTAAAGATAGAACTTATTTTTTAATAAGAAACAAAAGACCACTATCCTACATGCTAAAATCTACGGGTGTATTTTACTTTGACGAGGAGAAAGGTTACGAAAGAGAGCTAAAATATTGTCAAAATCAAAAAACATGTTTTATTGACGAGATGAAGGGCGATCAGAGGTTAGATCATATAATCTTTAGAAATGGAGTTTTACATGTGGAAAAAGAAAAGACGGTATTACAAAAGCTTTTATCACTGTATCACCCTCATAGAGACAACGTGTATATTGAACACCAACCTGTTAAAGAAGCAGAAGACCAAATGGAAGTATTAGAAATGGAAGCAGATGCTTTATTAGCTGCGAGGAATATGGATATTGATATGGCAGAAGCTATAATGCGAGTAGAGGACGGTTCTAAGGTAACAAAGATGAGTTCTAAGGAACTTAAACGTGACCTACTTATATTCGCTAAAAAGAATCCTAAGTTGTTCTTAGATTTAGCAGATGATGAAAATGTGATACTTAGAAACTTTGGTATTAAAGCAACTGAAATGGGGATATTAAAATTATCTCCGGATCAAAGAACGTTCATGTGGGGTAGCAATAATAGAAAATTAATGAACGTCCCGTTTGATGAACATCCTTACTCAGCTTTAGCACATTGGTTTAAAACCGATGAAGGCATGGAGAT